ACAAGTAGATGTAACAGAGCTTTGCCAAGGAATTCCCGAAGGGAATTCTAGGTTGGCACCTTCGGAAAGAGACCCCATAGGGGTCTCTACCCTTGTGGTGCCGGACTCTGTGAAATCGACTTGTGATACTATTTATAAGGATAGTTTTTCTAAAATTTTTACATTCAAATGACTATGAATATCATCTATTAATTTATCCGAATAAATTTCGTTTGGAAATGCCATCAAATTTCTACAATCTGGTGCATGATGAGGTGTATGTTCATTTATTAAAAACACTTGATAGTTTTTATTAAATATTAATTTCGATAAACCAACATAATCATCCTTATTCAGATGCTGTTCAAATGTTATTATTGGGCGACAACTATCTATTAATTTTTCTGAACCCATTATTGCTTTCATTTCCATACCCTCTACATCTAGATGCAATAAATCTATATTTTCTATTTGTTTTGTCTCTAATAAATGATCTAATGTGTATGATTCTGTTTTGTTTTTTCCATCAACACCTGTAAAATGCTTGCTGAACGAACAAAATTTTATTTCCTCATCTGTTGATATCGTTTCATTCTTATCGTTCAATGCAAATTGCATTACTTTTACATTTGTTATTCTATTTAATTCGCAAGTCTTTTTAATATATTCACAATTTTCTTCTGAAGGATCAATTGCATATACTGTGCCATTTGTTGATGCTATGTTTAATGCCCACGGTATACTATTGTCCCCTTTCCAAGAACCTGAATCGATTATGTTGTTTTTGATTATTTTATTATTAATTAAATACGTGTGAATTTTTCTTAACATCATTTCGTTATTATAACTTAATATGTACCATTTTGTATCTGGGTCATCTATCATCAACACTCTTACATTATTATCGTATGGAAATACTGCAACGGACATAAATATACTTTAATAATTATATTTTTTATACTCTTTTTTTACATTAACATAAACGATAATACTCTGGCATTATTATTTGTTCCTTAAAATAATCACATCTTGGGTCTCTTCTATGATATTCCCCATTGTCTGATTCGTAATGCGAATACTCGAGCCCTTCTACCACCCGCAGTTCTAAATCGGGAAACTGTAGAAACGCTAATAAATTAAAATAAACTACATCACAACCCGAAATAATTTCCATAATGTTATTATCATAATTTATGTTATCTGTTATTGTCTTGCTAATAATATAATTTCCGGTATTCAATAAAACCAATAACTTATTGTTCCTAAGATAAAGGTTTATGTTACTTTTGGTTAATACCTTATTTTCTAATTCCTTGTAATTTAAAAATGGTGATAATGATAATGTTTTTGCATAAGACGGTGAGAGTATTACATTTATCGACATTTTATCTTCGTTATTTTCTATGTATTTCTTCGCTGTTTCAAAATAGGTTTTGTCGGGAAAATTGTCAGAATCTATCAGTGCAATATAATTGTTTTTTGCATAAGAACACACTTTTAATTTATTCTTAAAAACACCTAATATCTCTTTGTTTTTATAGACTCGAAAATTTGGCATTGTTTTCATCAGATTTTCGTATTTTTCATTTATCTGTTTATAGTCATTCCCATTTTCGTCACAAATAATGATTTCATCAATTAAATCATCTATCAAATAGTCCAAATATTTGTCTAGGTTTTTTGATAGAAATTTTTCAAAACGATCCATTGTTGTTATGCATAATGAAATTTTTACTGGTGGAGGTCCAAACTTATCCTCATCATCCGTCGATATTGCGCAGCAATCCGATCGAAGATCGTCTGCGAGCACTACATCTAAGGATGATCTAGGTTTTACGGCACCTTTGGTCAGCGGGCTTTGCCCGCAACTTGCACCCGAAGGGTGCGGAGTGCCCGTAAAACCTTCAGCAGCCCTCAGCAACCGAAGGTTGCAAGGTTGTAGCACCCCACCTACTAAGTTAGTAGTTGGGTCAGAGCCACGTAGTGGCTCAACAACTAACAGCAGAGGGCGTTTCACGCCCGGCGCTGTTAGGCTCAATGCGTAGCAAGAGCCCTGACCAACTATGTATTTACACATTTCATTTAATCCAAACATATGTTTTATTCGCTCATATTCTGCTATCATTTCATTGTATTCTTTCTCAGTTATACCCTTTAAAATACTTTCCAAATTATTTATTTCAGAAATATGTATTGAAACACATATCTTTTTGTAATCGATCTTGTCTTTATAAGGTAACCATTCTATATCATCCCATACGTATACAGGCACCGATCCTAACTGGAAAATCTCAAAAAAACGGAAACTTGATCTTCCGTACCCTCTGGGAGCTAATGCAAATTTCGATTTTATTGTATTATCTACGAATATTTTTTGGAGATCTTCATTTACATCAGTTGACCACCCGTTACGTATATGCATTGTAAATCCTTCCCGACCTGATAATATATTCTTACAAAATTCACGAACATTATGAGTTATTGTCCCCACAAAAGAACATAATAATTCCTTTTCTATGTATTCAAATTTTCGACTGTTTAATTTTACAAGTGTATTATTCCTATCTTCATATATTAATGGCAATGGTATTGTTCCACTACAAGCACCATATATTATTGTTCCTTCTGGCAATCGTAATAGTGGACCGTCATCATATTGAACTACTGTAAAATAACCGTTTTCGGACGGATTCTCTTTTATATATTCGTCGAGTGATAACTGCATTTCAACCTTTTTACTTGTAAACCAGCCTTCAATTTGGAAATTTGTCCATAATGCAGGTATATATTTTCGTCCTTCACTATTTTTATCTATATTATTTGTTTTCATATATTCGAAAAAATATTCCTCTAAGTAATATCCATTTTTAAATGGTGGATACGTTACAGAATTATTCACATAAAATAAAATATTATTAATTAACTTCATCTATATTATGTATTTTCTAATTTTAATTTTTATATTCTTTAATATAAAGAAAATTTATGTTTATATGTAAATGCTTATCCCATTAGATAATTTAATTTCAAAATACAATATACATTTTAAAGGCATTTTACATATTGGAGCACACGAATGTGAAGAAATTACGGCATACGAACAAAATATTTCAAGAGATAAAATATTATGGGTAGAAGCACTCGAAGATAAAGTTAATTTGTCTAAGTTTCGTTATCCTGGTATATGGATCGAAAATGCAGTGGTTTCTGATAAAATAGAAACCGTTACATTCAATCGGTCTAATAATGGACAATCTTCTTCTTTTCTTGATCTCGGTCTACATAAAACTCTTCACCCTCACGTTTGGTATGTAGATTCCTTTCAAGCTGAAACTAAACTGTTGAAAGATATTATATGCGATTATGATATTGATTTTAATTTTTTGAATTTAGATATTCAAGGTACTGAACTTAAAGCATTAAAGGGTATGGAAAATTATCTTACAAAAGTTGATTACATCTATACTGAAGTTAATTCTGATTATGTTTATAAAGACTGTTCTTTAATAGAAGAAATGGACGATTATTTGAGTCAATTTGGATTTAAACGTGTAGAAACAGTATGGTACCCTGAATGTCAATGGGGAGATGCATTTTACATTAAAACCTAGATATTCGGATGATGAAGTATGAGTTTAATTTATAAATTTTACGTATTATAAATTTATAAGTTAGTTATTATGGATAATATTATTAATAATATTTACGATGAAACTGAAGATTTTTCGGTCAGAGAACCCGTAGGGTTCTCAACCTTGCCCCCTTCGGGGGCTGAGGAGCCGTCAGGAATAGAAAAACCTAGATCAGAAATAACAAAACCTTTACAAGAAAATGATAATTCAATCAGGGACATTCAATCCCAACAACTAATTCAGGAGGTCGTAGACCGGAATATTTTGGAAACGGATGATAGTGAAGATATAGATACTTCTTGGATACAAGAATCAGAAAGATACCACCACATCTCTGATAACCAAGAAAGAGAACTTATGGATTCAATTGGCTTCTATTTTATTTATATTAACAAACACGACTACATCGAAAAAATACTCTTTGAGAAAGTTATTTTAGAAACTGATCCTGAAAACGGGTTATCTTTCTTATCTAAAGAAACCATCTTGAAAATTATTCAAAATAAAAAAATATTAACACCTACCTCCAAATATAAGCTTATTGATATCCTTTCTTTCGTCGTTGATATTGAACCTAATAAAGTAAAGGAATTTCTAGAAATGGATACCTTTGACTCTGATTTAGAAAAATTATTTTTAAAGGTTCTCCCTATCTTCAATGATATCCATATTGACAAGTCTATTTTTGTTTTTCATTCCATTAACCATCTCTATTTTATATTTCAAGAAGTACAGCATTCTTCCAACCATAGAACCACGTTAAAATCTATATTAAAACATAAACACATTAAAGAGGGTTCGGATAATAATTTTATTATCGATAATAACCCGCTTCGTTCTCATCCTCCTATAAAAGAAAGAGAACCTGATAAACCAACTAATAAAGGTACTAAAAAGGTCAGGATTGTTGATAATATTAGAGAACTTCGTAAGTTATCTAATAAGGGTAGATTTACTAGAAAAGTTTTTTAGTTTCATAGAGAACACCTTCCCGATTTAATTCGTCTATTTTCTTTGTTACTACGCTTTGTTTTATATTACTATGGTTCTCCTTTCTTCCCATAACAATATCTATCATTTTAGAAAATATTGATTTGGGAACCTTTTGGAGAACCTCTTTAATAGCCTGTTTGGTTTCTTCCGCTGTTTTACGCTCTTTTGGTTTTGATAAAATTATTTCTTTTAAAAGTTCTCTTAACTTCTCCAGTGGCAAAGCCACTTTTGTGGGTTTTACGGAGTGTAACGTAGTAAAACCCAGATTACCTGTAGATGGAAACAAGCTTTGCTTGTTGAAATCGACAGGTAATGAAGTTAGTTGTTGAAGACCATCGGTCTTCTGACCATATTCCTTTATTTTTCCAGTTTGGTCAGGGGGCTGAAAGCCTCCAACAACTAAGCCTGGAGCAAGCAAAGCTTGCTGAGGGCTTTGGGTTATTCCAAATGAAACAATTATTTTTAAATAAACTATGGACAATGCATAATTATCAAACATATATTGAGAACTTATCAAATCATTGAACAGTTCTTCCCAATTTTTATCATTATAAGAAGAAACAAAAGCTAATAAATTAGCTCTGCATTCTTCTAGTTCTTCCTTATTAAATAATTTCGACTTCATTAAATTGTTCTCAATATACGCATTTACTATGGTTTCTAATCCACTTGTTTTTTTGGTTCTCCATTGGTAACCGTAACTCTCATAAATTATTTCTAATAAATTATTATTTCCTTTTCTATTTAAATCTAAAATGGTTTCAAACCACAATTTATTTAAGTAACTAGAAGGAAACGTGTTGATGGCTTTGCCATCAGAGCGTTTCCTAGATTCTCCATAGATTTTTCCTTCAGAAAAATCGACAGAGGATGAGAACCTGTCTGCATCATCTTTTGTTAATGATAATAAATAGTTTATTTGTTCCTGTGTAACTGGCGATTGTAACCATTCCCTGTTTAATTCTGTTAACATATAATTTAATATATGTATTTCTATACACCAAACCTCGTAAGATGGTTCATACTTGAAAAAATATTTGTAAATATGTGACCCCTTTTTTTCTTGGGTAAGAGAACCTATGATTGATGGTGGATCTGGTAGTCTTAAATACTCTGATTCTATTGATAATCCAAAATCAATCATAATCGGAACCCCTGTATCATCTCGACATAATATATTATTTTCTTTAATATCATTATGAATAATACCTACTTTGTTCAATTCTGTCAAACTATCCAGTAAATAAATATGTGTATTTATTAACATTTCTACAAACTTTTCTGGGTTCTCTTCTAGTATGTTCAATAGGTACATTTCGAGTGAATCTTTTCCTACATATTTTATTTTATTTATTTCTAATTTAATATTGTCTGATCCACTTAATTGTTGTACAATCTTACAATCATTTATTTCTTTTACATTTATTTTTCCTAATTCCAATGGTGCATTTTCTAGTATGGGGGAGAACCTGTCTTCATAATCCGGTATCTGTTTTATCTTATTACTCACATTTATTTCATTATCAATTGTTGATTTCTCAATCTCGATTTTTGATATATATCCTGGTACCGTATCTGGGTTTCCTTGGCTATCAATACCCGGTTTTATTACACATCCGTAAGCTCCTTCTCCTATTATTTGGGGTTCTTGGTTCTCCATTATCTTGTTATAATCGTATACTAAAAATTACGGTCTATGATTAATGGGTTCTCTTTCTTTGCATCAAACTCTTTAACTAAATAATTATAAATTTCTTCATAAACCGTATTATCATCATAATGGCGACAGGTGTAGATGTCCAGAGCAAAATATTCACGTTCTGGAAAGGTATGTATCGATATATGTGACTCCGATAATAGGTATAACATTGTTAATCCTTGTGGTTGAAACTGATGTTCGCTTTTGTTCAAAATTGTATAATTATATTTTTCACAAATGTTATCTAATAGTTTTCTTATTTTTTCCGAATTATTCAATAGTTCATAGTTCTTTATTTCTTTGATATCACATATCATATGTTTACCAGAACTATGTGATGAGAACATTTATTACTATTATAAAAATATACGATATTTTATATACCTTTTTAAATATATAAAATAAGTTATGTCGGTTAGTAAGTCTCTCTTTAATAATACTATGATTCCATCAGGTTCACGTTCTCTCTATAACCCTATTTATCAAGCTAATGAAAATAG